TTACGCCTAAGTCAGACCAAGCGATGCCGTACATATGAGAAGGGTTGCTTTCTCTGTGACTTCTGGCACTACTACGACACACGCAACAAGTTCCCAACATGGCATGAACTAATGGACGAAGGAGTAACCAAATGACAAACATGGACGACTTAACCAAAGAAGAGTACGAGAAGATCATCGTTGATCTACTCCAAGACATGTTCAAGCATCCTGAGGTACGACGAATCATGGCAACCAAGCTGTCAATGGTTAGGGCTTGCCTCGCAGTAAGTAAATGCCTATTGGAGGTACCGAAATGACATGGCGAGGCACTGAAGTACATCTTGTGGACTTGGTAGACCTACATGGAGCCAAGTCTGCCAAGTGGGAATATGTCGAGAACACCGAGCATGTAACCAAGGGCGTGATGCATTGGGTAGTGACCTTGTATGACGCAACGAGGCGATGCCATGATCGTGGCTGGGTTCGTGGAACACATGTAATCAAGCTAGCCAATGGCGCTAACCTATTAACAGATGAGTATGTAACTCGTCTTGTCATAAAAGAACTGGAGAGATGATGAAAAATTACGATGAAAACATAATCGACTTGTGGTGCTACATCTTGAATACGGCGGTTGATTGCCATCCAGATGCCATGAAAGACAAGGACTTTCACGAGTTTGCTCTCAATGTTGCTCTGGCATACCCTGATGAGTTTGAACTTGTAATGAAAATACTTGGATCGAGGAGTTCAAAATGACTAGATGGGAAAAGCTAGAACGCATCGTCCTCCTTGCAGGATTGATCGTGGTAATGTTAGACCTTTTCTATTGGAGACCTTAATGACAGAACTAGAAATAGTACTTTCGATTGCAGTAGTCGTATTACTGTGGGCGTACCGAGGTGCGGTCAGACGCGCAGATCACTTCAAGTGTCTGTTGCTTGCCGTAGGTGTAGGCGCTGTACGCATCGAGGTCAACGAGGAACAAAAGACTTATAAAGTGGAGGTACGCAAATGACCAAGCATACATATAGTGGCACGCTTTACTCTTTATGGGTGGACGATGGCTTCGGACAACTGACACGCATCGATCATGGGCAACTAATCAGCCGTATCGTGACTGGGTGGATGCGATGAGAATCAAGTGGCACCCGAGAGCAAATAACTTTTGGATGGCTAAGTTAGAAGAGCCGACCAAGGTTCTCCTGAAAACATTCAATGGTGATTACCACGACAGCAACTTAGAGGACATTGGCTATGTATGCAGGGTAGGCAATCACTTTGCAGTTAGGTTCTATGGCTCTATATACAGCGGTGCGCATCCAATCGAGCGGTGCGAGTACGCTACAAAAGAAGACGCTATGCATAGCGCTGAGAGACACGCAACGGCAATTCTTGCCGCCAAGATACTGTCACGCTAGTGACAGGGCAATACATACACACATCACATAATTCACTGGCTACCCTATCGTCCATGCGTACACGCATAGGGGCATGCATCTAGTTACGCGCCAACCTTTTCAACCACAAGGAAAATCATGCGTTATTCAAATATCAAAACATCTATCCTCGAGCAATTCAAGGTAGACAACGGCAACAAGATCGTGCCATTCATCCTCAGCGCTCCCGGTGGCGGCAAGTCAGCACTCATTCGTGATGTGGCTCGTACTATGTTCGCAGAGCGTGGCATGGAGATGATCCAGTACGACGACAGCAACCCCGACACATGGGAGACTGCTAACTATGTGGAGTTCAATGCTTCGCTTCGTGACCCAGTCGACTTGCTCGGTACGCCTAACAACACAGGCACAGCAACCCGATGGAAAGCGCCGGGAGAGTTCTATGCACTGCGTCGTGGCACAGGCTTTAAGTTTGCCAACTTCGAGGAGTTGTCAGATGCTACAACACCTATGCAGAATGGCGTTTGTTCTGTTGTATACGATCGTCGTGCAGGTAACACACTGCTGACAGATCAGTTGTTTATCTGTGCAACGGGCAATCGTACCGAGGACAAGTCAGGTGCTAACCGCATTGTTGGCAAGCTAGCTAATCGTACTCGTCGCTTCGACTTCCAAGAGAATGTTGACGACTGGACTGAGTGGGCATTGGAGAATGACATCGATCCAGTACTGATTCAGTTCTTGCGCTTTAGACCTGCGTTGTTGTCTGACTATGACGCCAATCGTTTCGCCAACCCTACGCCTCGTGCATGGGAGCGTGTCAACATGATCCCTTCGGCACTCGATAGCGGTCTGTTCTTCGACAACTGTGCCGGTGAGGTCGGTGAGGGTGCGGCGGCTGAGTACACAGGCTTTCGCCGTATCTACTTGGCATTGCCTAACATCGAGAGCATCTTGCTTGACCCTGCCAATGCAGATGTACCTGCTGACCCTGCGACTCTGTATGCGTTGACTGGTGCGTTAGCTCGTAAGTCTACCAAGGACAACTTCGATCGTGTATCCAAGTACTTGTCGCGTATGTCTCCCGAGTTCAATGTCATGGCTACCAAGGATGCTATCAAGCTGTGCCCTCAGATCAAGTCGACTCGTGCATTCGTCGAGTGGGCTAGCAAAAATGCTGAGGTGCTGATGTGACATACAGCTGGGACTACAACCCCGGCATGGGCACATACTTCCTGAATGGGCCTTGGGTGGCTCCTGACGGAAGACCTGACCATAGAGAGCGTAGACAGTATGCGCACATCTTAGATACGGCGGGTGGTGTGTACTGGGCTTGTATCAACACTAACGAACGACCAACAAAGTTCTTCAATCTCGAGGAAGCCAAGGCGTTCGTGCTTGCATCGGTAGCACTGCGATGAAGCTTGTATGGATGGCAAACAGCGACCACACGCAGACACTGTTGAGGCAAGACACCCCTACCAAGATTCCACAAAAGATGGCGTGGGTTGCTAGGGTGTTTGCTTCTAATACGCCGCCACACATGTGGAGAGCACAAATCATATCTTCAACGGATTGGTGCGTGTTTTCCTCATTAGACGAAGCCAGAGACTGGGCTCAAGCAGTCGTTCTTCTCAACCAATGAAAGACCTATATGCAACCAACTAAACTGGCAGATAAGGTAATCCTTGTCAAGCTCACACAACGCAAAGTCGCATTGACCAAACGCGATGCGTACCTATCAGACAAGATACAACGACAGGAGGGTGATGCGTCATTGACCGTCCTGACTAAGTTGTTCAGGTCTAAGGGCAATGCCATTGCGCAGATCATGACCAAGTTCAACGAGGTGTATGCGTATCACAAGAAGCACACGCTACCCTATGTGGATGCAGGCCCTCGCATCTTGCCCAATGACTTGTACTTCGAGTACACACAGGAGACCAAGCACCTAATCACACAGGTGGAGAATCTCAAGCGTACTTACATGCCACAGTATGACCAGCTAGTGCTTGAGGATGTGATGTATCGCAACAGTGGACACGCGGCAGGTAGGGCTCATGTGGATGACTACCCGACAGCAGAGCAGTTCGATAGTGCCATGTCAATTGACATTCGCTTTCAGCCTATGCCTGACTCGCGTCACTTCTTGTTCGACTTAAGTGAGGAGGACTTGCAATCTTTCCAAGCGTCAGAGCAAGAGGCATCGATCGCAATGAACGCAGATGTTATCGGCAGGATGCTCAAGCCTCTGTCAGCACTCACTCAACGCTTGCAAGAGTACCAAGGTCAGAAAGGTGAGCGCTTTCACAACAGTCTTGTCGAGAATGTAATCGAAGGCTGTGACTTAGCTCTTAAGTTGGCAATCAACCCAACGCACGAGTTAATCGACGAGATTAATACTCTCAAAGCAATGGCGACTGGCTGTCTTAACACAGTCGAAGTCATCAAGGGATCAGCGAACGCTAGGCATGACGCCAAAGCCAAGCTCGAAGCAGTAGCCGCTCGCATGGCGGATTTCAATTTCTAAGGAGTTAATATGAGACCAACACTTTACGACGCCGCTCGGATGTTAACGACAGCGGGTATATCAGCGGACATCAAGTTCGATCCAACGCAAGTTACTAACAGACTCAAGAAGTCTATTCAAAAGCAGATCATCAATGGTGTTATCACTGGCGGATGGTCATCGCATGCATCGCGTATCGCCAAGATACTGTGCAAGCAGTACAAGATTCACTACACAGCCAACACTTGGTATGGTATTAGCTTACCCGTTGTTGCAGTAGAAAACCGCGAGCGGTTTGTCGAGTTAATTCAGGCAGACCTTGCGGCTTATCTATTAGATGGCGACCACTACAACCCGCAGTGGGAAAAAACAAATGCCCAAAGCACCATTGACCAAATTAGATCAGGCATGGCGACAGATATTAGAACGCACAGCAAAGAGTACAAAGATAAGTTGACAGCTCTTCTTGTAGAGACTCGAACACCCGAACAGATTAAGCATGCACAGGAAGTAGCGGCATTGCTTGACTCAAGAGAGCCTATCACCATCAAACACTATTTCAACCAAGGAGAGTAATCATGGCAGTTACATCATTAGACAAAGCCAAGGTGTCCATCGTGACACAGCATCCGTTCTTCGCATCCATCCTTATGAAGCGACAGCTAATCGAGGATGAGACTATTCCCACAGCGGCAGTAGATCAGCGCGGTCAAATCTACATCAACCCAGTGTGGTTCGACACATTGTCAGTCGACGAGATTGTGTTCGTGTTAGCCCACGAGATCGGTCATGTCATCGGTCAGCATGCATCCCGTCGAGGTGCGCGTGATGCCAAGAGATGGAACATCGCAGGTGACGCTTGGATCAACGACATGCTCGAGGCATCAGGTATCGGTCAGCCTATCAAGGGTTGCGTTCATATGCCCGGTTCTAAGGATGAGACAGTCGATGAGATTTACAACAATCTCCCTGACATGCCGCCCGATGGCCCCGGCCCCGGCGGTACAGGCGACGACATCATCGAGCGCGGTACGCCACTTACATCAGAGGAAGCTACACGCATCGATGCCGAGACCCGTGTCGAGATTGCACAGGCAGCTCAAGCGGCTAAGGCTCAGGGTAAGATGCCAGCCGCATTGGCTAAGATCATTGCCGATCTCATCGACCCCGGTACACCATGGCACGAGATTCTCGAGCGCTACATGACTTCGTTCACTCGTGGCGACTACACATGGTCACGCCCTAACCGTCGCTTCGCTGACATTGCTTACTTACCTAGCACCGGCAAGGTTGCTGAGATGGGTGAGGTTGTCGTTCAGGTCGATGTGTCTGGCTCTATCAGTCAGCGTGAGTTGGCTTATTACAACGGTCACTTGTCTCGCATCATCGAGCAGTGCAATCCCGCCCGTGTCCATGTCTTGTATGTTGACACTGCGGTATGCAAGCATCAGGTGTTCGAGCAGGGTGAGGAAGTAGCACTAGAGTTCTACTCCGGTGGTGGTACTGACATGGAGGAAGGCTTTAACTTCATCGCCAAGGAAGGTATCGAGCCCGAGGTATTCGTCTGTCTGACAGATGGTTACACCGACTTCAATGTCGCCAATGCGCCAAGTTATCCAGTTTTATGGTGTATCTCTAGTGACATTCAAGCTCCTTACGGCGAGAATATCCACTTTTCACTGGAGTAATTATGGCTGACAACATCGACGACGCAATCGACCAACTGACCAAGCAGTATGACGAGGTACTCAAGGCATGCCACGACGCCTTGGCAGAGGGAGTTTCACAGGCACAACGCGACGCAATTCGCGAACGAATAGCCGAACATCTCGGCAAATAACCTAGGGGCGTAAGCCCCTTTCTTTTCAACCACAAAAGGAAATATCATGGCAACAGTAAACATTACAAAAGAGTTCAAAGAACGAGTCGAAGCCCGCATCCGCAGTATGCACCGCAAGGAGTTAGAAGCGGAGTTACCTAATCTCAATAAGCCTCAGCAGGTAGATGCGAGTTACTTGTATCACTATGGATGTTGGGGTAAGGATTACATGCACTTAGTGCATGAGATTCCCAAGGACTGGATGGCAAAAGTAAACGACAGCAGTGTCGAGATACATGGCACAGGCGAGGACGGCAAGCCGCTATCGTGCGCTGTTCGGTTCACTGGTATGAACGCCTACCAACGCCCCAAGGACAGCTACTATCAGCACACCCGTTCAGTCGTACAGTACGCTGAGTTGTTGGCTATGCCTGAAGTTGTTGCGGGTCGCTCCGAAGCCCTCCAAGCATGGGAAGAGAATAAGCAAGTTACTACTATCAAAGAGAAGTGGGCTAAGGTTGAGAAAGATATTCTCGAGTTCCTTAACAAGTGCAAGACGCTTAACGAGGCAGTCAAGCTGTTTCCCGGTGTGCGTCTGTATGTTCAGCACGACGATCTCGAGCGCTTAGATCGTAAGGTCGAGCGCCTCAGTGAGCGCAAGAAGATCGTTGCTGAGATGGCAACCGATGAACTAACCGCAGCAGCCATCGCTGCAAAACTTATGGGGGCAATATGAAATACATGTCGAGGGCAGAGCCCTCTATTCCTGTCGGTCATCCTGATTATCGATGGACACCACACGGAGATGTCCAAGCAGTGTGGCGTAAGTTTGGATGGGTACCACCATCTGAGCATATGTCACCGCCACCACCCGAAAAACCAAACGAATTCACCACTCATCAAAGGAACTATCGTGCCTGACTTGCAATCAGAACTTAAAAAATTAGAGACCCTCGCTTTCGACGACGAAGGCAAAACCACAACCACGGAGGCTACCATGCCAAGAGTTAACGACCACAAAATCACTAACAATGTAACCCGCGAAACATTCAACTACATCAAGGACAACCCCGGCTTGCGTCGGGTTCAGATCGCTACCGCCATGGAGAATCGCGGCTTCAAGAAGAGTTCAACCCTTGCTCTAACATCGCAGTTTGTACGAAGCGGTATGGCTCGCATCGTGGACAGTGGCGTATTCATTGCACAGTCGGAGTACGCTCCGCCCAAGGGCAAGAAAATTAAGAAAGCCAAAGTCACCAAAGTGACAGCCAAGAAAGTAGAAACGCATATCATTGAGTCTGTTGCACAGCCTGAAGTTCAGCACGACACACTGGTGAAAGCCATGTTGTCTCGCATGTCTATTCTTCAAGCGCGTGAGATGTACGACGAACTTAAGAAGGTGTTTTCATCATGAGCCTACGCACACGGTTCTTTAAATGGCTGACGCATGGGCAGTTGCAAGTCAATGAGCCAGTGGAGGCTAAGACGCAAAGCCCTTATGCAATATCAGGGGCAGTACAGCCCGTGGCGTCATATCAGTTTGGTAATGCAACAGTAGCCGAAGAGCAAGCTAACGTCACGCTGAAGTTCATCAAGGCAATGAACGGCAGAGTTGTGGAGGTAAACTCGTTTGCCGTAAACAAGCACGGGCACTTTGATCGCACTGTAGAAACATATGTTGTTACCGAAGATCAAAAGATCAGTGAAGTCATTCTACAAATCCTTGCCATCAAGGCATTGGAAAAGTAATGCGTAAACGCAGTAAGTACCGCCCTCGTGCGGTACTCGCCAACCCCTTGGGCTACGTGCTTGAGAGTATTACTCCTGTGGCAAAGTATGAGCAGTATCTTGTAGACCTGAAGATCAAGACTCATATGGCAATGACAACTTTGACCAAAGGACTTGCGACGCGCAATGATATTGACACGTTGATTGCAGCGGTGAACATAGTAGAAGCCCTATACAGATTGGGCTTTGGTAAAGAGTATGCTGACGTTGTAAAGAACGGACTAGATGCGTTGCGTGATGTAGGTAGAAGAGGTGTTGAGAGCGGCAGATTTATTCTCAAAGCAGACGAGATGAATGCGCTGAACTTAGTTATGGAATTGCACGATGCACAGATGGACATCATCACGATCAAGGACATGGACAAAGCCATTGAACTTGTGAAAGAAGAGTTTCGTCTGCGCAAGATGCGACCTATTGTGGAGCCAAAATGAACAACCGCGACATCTACATTTGGATTGCAATCTGTCTAACCTCTTTTTGGGCGTGTGTTTACATAACCATATCAAGGTGGATGCTATGAAAACGGATGAAGACTATGAGTTCGAACGCATTGAACGTGAAAACAGAATCAGAAGCAGTGGCATGGAATGCTGTACATACGACTGTATCCAAGGAAGGGACTGCCCGATCAGGAAACAGAAGTACAACATGGCCGTTTCCGCCGTTCCCAAACCCGAAGGACAAGGGCAACCGAGTTCCGAAGTTCAACCCCGAAAACTATGAGGACGCACCGAGATGAAAGACGAAGCATTGAAGCTGGCGCTTGAGGCGTTGATAGAAGATAGGGCATGGCTTGAGTCAGACGCACCTAAAGAAGTGTGGGATAAAAATAATGAAGCCATCACCGCCATAAGACAAGCCTTGGCAAACGATGCCCTAGAAAAGAAGGCAGAGAACGCTAGAGAGTTGGGCTTGGACTATGAGCCTGACATAAAGTATCCATCCTATTGCTGCCAGAAATGTGGCGAGTTTATTGGTTGGCTTGGTCAAGTCATGCCATTTCACAAATGCAAGGGGAACGCATGAACGACGTCTTTCTAGCCCTCCTAGGGCCGGTGCTAATTATTGTTGGTGTCGTTGTCGCTGGCGTCATTGACCATTTCCGCACTGAATGCAAACACGAGTACGGCGACTGGTATTCGTTCCCAAGCGAACATTCTTATGTGCAACAGCGCCAGTGCAAGAAATGCCAATTCACTTACACATACCAAGAAAGGAAGATCGGACATGAACAACATCAACATAACAATGTACACAAAGGCTAACTGCCCCAACTGTGAAACTGCCAAGATGGTACTAAGCAAACTTGGTTTGAAGTACGCCGACGTTGACGTAGAAGTTGGAGAGCGCATGGCAAACCTACTCAAAGAGTTTCCTGACGCACGGCAGATGCCTCAGATATTCTTCAACGACCAACGCATAGGTGGTTTGGCAGGACTACAACACGCGCTGAAACAACTAGGCGCTGTACCGCTGTGACTACCACAAGAATTGACCAAGCATGTTACGACCGAGGATGCGCTTGCTACGACGATCGAGACAAAGGTGACTCAGTAGAAGTAGTGGCGCTTGACGAAGAACGTAAACGCTGCGCAGCTATTGTTCGACGTGCAATCGTACGCAACAAAGACAACATCATGCATGTACAAATACTCAAACGAGTACTAGAAAAAATAACCAACCCGAGAACTAAATGAGTTTCGTAAAAACAAGAATCGACATTGGAAGTAAGCAACCAATTCACCAATTAAAACTGTGCAACAAGTGTGAAGAAATGAAACCGCCCGAAGGCGGAATTCAAATGAGCCCAAGCAAGTGGTACTGTGCCCCTTGCTGGACAAAGCGTGTAGTTGTTAGAAATCTTAAGTAACCACAAAGGAGCTAGTATGGAAAAAGCAGACGATATGCAGGTAGGCGGCAGTCACTACAAAGAGATGCCAGTGCAACCATGGACAGTGATGCAAGCGGTACTCACGCCGGAAGAATGGCGAGGATACCTCAAAGGCAACATCATCAAGTACAGCATGCGAGCCGGACGTAAGGAAGGCAGTGACGACGCAGGTAAAGCGATGCATTACAAATACAAGCTCGACGAGGAGCAGCAGTAATGGGACTACTAAACGCTATTCTCGGACAGAACATGGCGAGCGGTATATTTTCAGCAGCTCAAGCAAACGGAGCAGGAATGCTGGCCAACACAGCACAGATACAAGGTTCATCAGTTCACTACCCCGAAAGACCTCGTATGAAAAACAAGACACTCTTCAGTGGGCGTGTTGAAGTTCAGCAAGTCACCAATGGCTACATCGTAAACATCGCAACTCGAGAGGGCTATGAGTTTGATACGTACATTGCCGCGACTGTCAAAGACGTTAACGACATCATCTCAACTGCTATCGTGGCATTTCGACTGGAAGACGTATGAAACCCATCTACTTGGACTTTGAGACGTACTGGGATGCAACCCACACGCTCTCACGAATGTCTCCAACGGAGTACATACAGCACCCTGACACGGAAATCATTTCGGTGTCAATCAAGGAAGGCGAAGAGCCGACCTACGTATTGTTTGGTGAGGACAACATACGCAAGCACATGCAAGCAATGGACTGGTCAGATGCTATGGCTATCGGTCACAACATGTCAGGCTTTGACGCAATGATTCTTGCATGGCGGCTTGGCATCAACCCCAAGATGTACGGATGCACTGCGGCTATGGCAAGGTCACAGTATTCCAAGACATCGGTGTTTCATGGCGGCAAGAACCTAACAGGTGTGTCACTCAAGAAGCTCGCCGCTGAGTTTGGAGTTGGTGCGAAGCTAGACCTAGAGGCTACCAATACAAAAGGCAAGCATCTAGCTAACTTCAGCGAAGATGAGATCGCTTCCATGGAGGAGTACAACAAGGTAGACACTGATCTATGCGCTGCATTGTTCAAGAAGCTAGCCAAGGGATTCCCCAAGCAGGAGTTGGTTTTGATTGACATGACTACACGCATGCTTGTCGAGCCTCAGTTCGAATTGGATAAGCCCAAGGTCAAGCTTGCTCTACAACAAGTCAAGATAGACAAACGCGAATCGTTGCTCGCATTGGCTAAAGCCTTAGACATCGGCACGTTTGCAGCTAACGCACTCGACGGCGTCAGTATGGAGGAGACTGTGCGTACTGAGTTGGCATCAGCCGCCAAGTTCGGTGCGTTACTTGAGAAGCTAGGCGTGGAAATACCCATGAAGGTATCGCCAACCAACCTCGCCAAGATGACGCCGGCACTGGCTAAGACAGACGAAGCGTTCATAGCCCTACAAACGCACAAGAACCCGCTTGTAGCCGCCGCTGCAATGGCTAGGCTAGAAGTTAAGTCAACGCTGTTAGAAACGCGCCTAGAGGCTTTTATCAAGGCTGCGAATGTATGTGACGGCAAGATACCAGTGCCGCTCAAGTACGCTGGTGCAGACACAACAGGCAGGTGGTCAGGTGAGCAGTACAACATGCAGAACCTACCTCGCATCGGTGCGTCACCTAAACCATCAGATGCACTACGCATGTCGCTCCGGGCCCCGGAGGGCTACAAGGTAATCGTGTCCGATCTCTCGGGTATTGAGTTACGTGTCAACATGTTTTTATGGAAGGTTCCCTATGCTACAGCACTATTTGAGGCCAGCCCTGATAAAGCAGACTTGTACAAGTACTTTGCTGCGAACAATCTCTACCGAATTGAGGAGAGTCAAGTCACCAAAGCCCAACGTCAAGTTGGCAAGGTCGCACATCTCGGGTTGGGGTTCGGCGCAGGCGGCGCTACGTTCCAAAAGGTTGCGAAGCTAATGGGCGGTGTGGACATGGACTTGGAAGAAGCTACGAATGTGGTGGAAGCTTATCGTTCAGCCCACGAAGAAATCAAAGACGGATGGAAGGCATTTCAGTCGAGTCTCACCAACATCAAGCAAGGCATCGAGTCAACCATCGATCCATGGGGCATGTGCGTGACAGAGAAGAACGCAGTGCGTCTGCCATCAGGTCGTCGCATCCACTACCCTGATCTTAAGCAGGAACGTGACGACAACAGCAAGCTTGAATGGTGGTACGGCAACGGTCGCACACGCGCTCGTATCTATGCAGGAAAAGGCGTAGAGAATTTAGTTCAAGCGCTTGCACGAGACGTCATTGCAGAGCATGCGGTTAAGTTCTTTAAGGCTACTG